CCTCATTTTAATGAAGAAGGGGATGTTACAAAAACAGGTCTTATAGGAGGATTAACTACAGGTGTTTACGGTGCCTATAATCCTGAAAATTATAATCTTGGACCTTATAAACAAGATATGTTTAATCAAGAAGCAATGAATGCACTCTATAATCCAGATCAGGAAAACACAGATATACTTGGTAATCCGGGATACACTGTCAACGAAGACGCTTTTAAAAACGTTTTAGCAGAGTATGGTGTTCTAGATCAGTATAAGGATTTATCTCTTGAAAAATCATTAGAGCAAATTAAAGGAGAATTAGAACGAAAACTTGGAGGAGGAAATAATACACTTCCACCTATTCCTATGCTTACTGAAGAACAAATAATTGCTTCTAAGTTTGAAGGCGACGAAGAAAAATTAGCTTTATATAAATCATATATACAAAAAGGATACCCAGCAGATTACGCTTCTATGCTTGTAGATTTAGCTTAATGGCAATTTCAAGATCAAATCTTAGTTCAACAACTGATAAAAAAGAAAAGAAAATCAGCAAGGTTATGCGTGAATTTAAAAAACGAAAACTAAAATCTGGTAAAAGCAATAAAAAAGTGGTAAATAGAAAACAAGCTATCGCTATTGCAATTAGTGAAGCTAACAAAAAGAAAAAGAGGAGGTCATCATGATCGAAGAACTCAAAGAAAAAATTATGGACAAGTGGAATGACATGTCTGTAAAAACAAAAGTAATAGGAGCAGTTGTAATAGCTGTTGTTATTGTCGCAATAATATCATCATAAAAGTCGTGTTTAAAAATCTTTTTAGAAGACATAAAAAGCTAATGCTAAGACGTATTTTTGATATTGCAGTTGCTGTTGCTTTAATATACCTTATATTTGTATGATATTCGACGTAGTCAAATTAGCAATCGGCGCTGGCACACACATTATGAAAAACAGGCAGCAGCGCAAAATGCTCGAGTCAGATGCTGCAATGTTGCATGCACAGAAAATGGCTAGTGGTGAAATTGAATATCAACAAGTTGTAAGACAATCAAATGACAAAGGATGGAAGGACGAATTCGTTCTTATTTTAATATCACTACCGATTTTACTTTTAATATGGAGTGTCTTTAGTGATGATCCAATGATTAAAGAAAAAATAGATATATTCTTTGTACAGTTTGCAGCTCTCCCGATGTGGTACCAGATGCTATTTGTAGGCGTCGTGGGCAGCATATACGGACTCAAGGGCGTAGACATATTTAAAAACAATCAGAAAAAATGATTGCGGGGCTAAATGTATTTCATCATTACGGCAATGTTGTTTTTTTCAGGGACAGATACTATTATTTATACCCAGTATGATAAAGCGACTTTTGACTCAGTTCCGGCTTGTCAAGAATTTTTGTTTCAAAATAAGGTACAGTTAACTTTAGACCTATTAGAAAATCACAATAAAAATGGCGATATGAAAGGGTTTGAGTACTTTTGCGAGTCACGGTATTCAGTACCGACACCAGAAGGGCCAGAAGTATGATTGATTTTTCAGGCTACGGAGTGTATTTTTTCTATTTAGCTATTTTAATATTAATGTATAATCATCAGAAAAGGAGATAAATTATGGTTAAAAAAACAGGACAAACACCTCAAAGAAAAAGAAAAACACCTAAAGGAATTAAAAAACCACCTAAAAAGAAAAATACAATAGATAAGTTGTTAGAAGACAGAAGGCGTAAAATTCTTCCGAAGTCTAATAACATAATAGCATTGAAAAAAGGTGGAAAAGTTCCTGAAGGATATCACAGAACTAAAGACGGTGGAGTTGCTAAAAAAGGTTTATATTATTATATGAACAAAGCAAAAAAAGCAGGTAAGAGTAGACCGGGTAAAGGAACTGTAACTGATAAAGCATTAAAAGCATCTGCTAAAACTGCAAAGAAAAAATAATGGCTACAAGGCGCGAAACACCTATTAGAAGAACTACTGGCAAAGGCGGTAACTATCGTAAGACTAAAGCTGGTGCAGGCATGACTAAAAAAGGTGTTGCTGCGTATAGAAGAGCTAATCCTGGCAGTAAATTAAAAACAGCCGTTACAGGTAAAGTTAAAAAAGGCAGTAAAGCAGCAAAAAGACGTAAATCATATTGTGCACGATCAGCAGGACAAAAAGCTAGATCGTCTGCTAAAACGTAGATGGAATTGTTAAATGAAACTATCAGACTCGACTCAAATTTCTCTCCCTGCACGTAACCTTTTAGCAATTCTGGCTGCCGTGGCTGTTGGCACTATGAGTTTTTTTTCAATCCAGGAAAGATTAAACAAGTTGGAGACTACTCAACAGCTAATGGCACAAGACATGGAAGCTGCTAATGAATTTATTTCCGGTGTCCCCAAAGGCACCATGGTCAGCCCACAGATAAACGAGCTCTACATGCTCGTGGAATGGCTGTCAAAAACACAAGAAGAACTTCGTACTCATGTTAATAAAGAGGTTCCAGAGATTGCAAAACTAAATATGCAAATACAATTTATAGAAGAACGTATGATCGATGTTGAAATGTTAATTGATAAGATAAGACAGAACGGAATATCGCATGATTGAGACATTGTTCGCAGTATTATTAATTGTAAACGGTGGTGTAATAGAATCAGTGCCAACTAAAGGCATGGCTGATTGTCTTAAAACTAAACGCACAGCTATGCAAAACATAGGCCCCGATCAAGAAGGAATTTATATGCAATGTGTACAGGTAGAGGCTGAGGTCGAGATGGACATGGGGAGGAAGAGAATTGTCAAAATCCTCACAGAAAACCCAACGGGGAATTAAGAAATATTTTAATCTAGATAACATAGTAGATACAGGAGTTGACATAGCTCTTGTTATATTTGATGTTTTATCTAGCCCTATACTTATTGTAATGCGTGTGGTAAGGTGGTTTTTAAATGAATTTGTGCTGGGGCATATAAAAAAGTTTATTAAGTTTATAGTTAAAATTTTTATTAAATATTAGATTTTATAAAAAATAATATGCATAAATCTAAAGATGTTGTATAAATAAATATCACTAGCAACGTCTACCACAGAGGTGTCGGGACACGTGCACAGTTGCTAGTGGTAATTAATTATTCCGGGGGGAGTTAAGTGAAAAACATTCTTATTATTGTAGGTGTAACTGTAGCTATGCTATGGGTATTCGGTGCTTTAATGAATTCAGCGATGGCAGATGTTACAAATACAGGCGCCACGACAAACGATCAAGTAAACTCTACAGGCAGTAATACCGCCATTACCGGAGGATACGAAAGTACTTCGAGCACGACATATCAAAGTGGTTCATCAGCTAATACAACTACCACCTCAACTACTAATAACAATTCTTATACTGGTGACACTAGAACAGTTCCATCAGCATCAGCGCCTGGAATTTCAGCCATGTCGCAAGACCTTTGCACTGTAGGGGTTTCTGCTGGAATACAAAAACCATTAATAGGTGCATCTATAGGTATTACAAAACGCGATATGAATTGTGAAAGAATGAAATTATCAAAATTATTGTTTGACTACAACATGAAAGTCGCGGCTGTGTCTATACTTTGTCAAGACGCTAGAGTGTTTCAAAGCATGGTTCATGCGGGAACACCGTGTCCTTTTAATGGTAAAATTGGGACGGAAGCTCTAGAAGAATGGAATAAGTACGACGAACAAAGACCGGACTATGAAGAGTACACAAAAGCTTTAAGTTATATGGAAGAGGTTGATGCAAAGATTACGGAGGCAATGGATGATAAGGAAGCATATATCGTTGATGGCAGCGGTAATCCTATTCAGCTCGGCAGCGAATAGTCAGACTGTAACTCTTGAAGACACTCCGCATCCAGGAGACACAACAGTAATAGAAACTATTACAACAGGTAATCCTGTAACTACTGACAATTTATTATCACAACAATGGAATGACGGCAGCTGGCAAGGTGATATGTTTCCTGATTCATCAGATATAAACGAAAACATTTATCTTACTGGTAAAGATGGTAAGTATGCAGAGTCCACAATAAATTCTCAAGGACTATTAACTGAACAAGAAATACAGCAAGGTTTAACTTCTACGTTAAGTGCACAAGTACGCTGGTGGAATCAGTGGGAAAGCACAATTGAGATGCGTCAAACAGCAACTAACGGCATTGATACAACTACTCAAAGTATAATATTAGAAGATACTACTAATCATAATAATCAATTTAATTCACACTCTAACACTTTAACTATTGCACCTAACCCAGAAAACACACACGGCACAATCACTGCAAGATTTTCATTTGATATAGATAATGCTGCTGGTAATTGGAATAATGGCCACAGCGGACCAGATATTATACGTCCCGAACTCAAGCTAAACTATCAAGCTTTATCCTCTACAACAGTAACTACAGTAACGCATTGTTACGAAAAAACACCACCTACTTGTGCTGCGCAAGACGAGATAGCTGAAGTTGATACCTTTCTTGATACGTTTGAACAAGGCATGCAAGATTTATATTTTGAGGAACTGTATTATGAAGAGCAACCGTTTATACCACAGGAGATGGATTTTGAATACTCATTCAATGATGATTATTTTGAAGAAGAAGAGTTTGAAGTACAGGATGATTATTTAGCACTTGATGAATTTTTTTTTGAAGAGGATTACTATCAAGATGACTATTACGAAGAGCCTTTCATGGAAGAATTTATTCCAGAAACTCTTACCTTTGAGCAAGTAGAATTTTTTAATGAGCCTCCACCAATGGAAGAAATGTTTTTTAAAGAAGAAATGTTTTTTGAAGAAGAAATGTTTGTTGAGGTATTTACTGATGAAGCGTTTATAGAAGAGTTTGATGAAATGTTTGAAGAAATGCCTATGGAAGAATTTAACATGGAAATAGCAGAAGAGATGTTTGAGGAAATGTTTGAAGAATATTTTGAAGAAGAGCCTCCTATGGAAATTGTAGAAGAAATAATTGAAGAACCAATAGAAGAAGATATAATAGAAGAGGAGCCCATGGACGAACCTCCAATGGAGGAAATAGCGTCCGTTGACAACAAACCGCAAATGGAGGAACCTGATGAAGTTGAAGAACAACCCAGTAGCGAAGAGCCTATTGCAGACGAACCGCAAGAAACAGCAGAAGATCCCCAACAAGAAGAAGTTGACGAGAAGCCAACTGAGCTCGCAGCTGTTAAAGGAAGTACAACTAAAGAACCAGCTACTGTTGACGAAGATGTTTCAGACGGACCAGAAATAAATACCGAACTTGACGTTAAAATAGCAGCCATTGAAAGTGTTATTAAATCACAGATAAAAAACACCGTACAACGAACAACGGCTACTCTTAATGTAATTAATGAGATTGTAAGTCGAGAAATGGTGTCTCAACAGCCAGACATGTCAAGCTATTTTAATATGAACGCAGCGTTGTTTGATACTAAGCAATTACCTAGCGGAAATCCTGCATTCTTCAATCAAATCAGTCTAGACACATACGATTATACCATTTATAATGAACAGGTTGCTATGGTCACAAATATGGTCGGCCAAGATCCTGTGGTCCAGCATGAGAAAAAAATGCGGGATATCAACAGCAGGAAAACTAAGGTTTTAATAGAATTGAAGGAGATGTTAAATGCCAGATATAATTAATAAGTTGTCATCATATGCAGCGCTGATTGGTGTTATAGGAGCCATTGGCGGAGGCTTTTATGCATGGGGAGAATTTAATACAAGACTATCAGCAATAGAAGAACAAGAATTTGTAGTTAATCAAACTGTTGATTTAACAGATACGCATGATCGTATAGTTTTAGGTGATAAAGAAACAATGGAGGCAATACGTTCTCTTGGGGCAGCACTTGAAAGTTTAAGAGGCGACATTGCAATTAATGCAAAGGCAATAGAATTTAACGGGATAATAATTGAAGAAGCAATAGCTCGATCAGAAAATCCATTGGCAAATTAATATGGCACGAGCAAGAGGAAAATACTCAAAAGCTATATCGGATAGAAGTGGGGTTGCTTTTCCCTATAAAGAAATGGTAAAAGAATGGAATGGTTCTTTCGTTCACAAATCTGAATACGAAAGCAAACATCCGCAGTTAGAGCCTAAACCAGTTACTGCTGATGCACAAGCGTTGGAAAATGCAAGGCCAAAAGAAGCACACACAGTAACAGCTGGTATTGGTCGAGGTGCAGAAGCATTATTTAGTGTAAATGCATCAGGTGCTACAAAACCTGCAGATCCAATAAAAGATTTAACAATGAGATTTGAGATGGGAACAGTTACTGTTTCTACATCATAGCGAGGAATTATGACAACTTATGCAATATTAAAAGCAGACCTAATTGATTTAACAGAAAATAATAGTTCTGATTTTGCAACTGAAAGTGATCAGTTTATTGATACTGTTGAATTGCGTTTATCAAGAGAGTTAAGAAACTGTCCTGAACTATATAAACACCAAACGTCAACATTAACAATAAGTGATCCTTTTATTACTAAACCAACTGATTTAATTACTATGATATCGTTTCAAGTATTATCTTCGGCTGCTAAAAGAACAGCTATTGAATATAGAGACGTTAGTTATATTAATGAGTATTGGCCTACACGCACGAGCACAGGTACACCAAAATACTATGCAGACTGGAATGATGATGTTTACATTGTAGCACCAACACCTAGTGCTGGGTTGACTATTGAAATAAATTACAGAAAAAGATTTGAAGCGTTATCTAGTTCAAATACTACAAACTGGTTAACAGCAAATGCATATGATTTATTATTGTATGGATGTTTAATTGAAGCTGCTATCTACGACAAGAATCCGCAAATGATGCAGATGTATGAAAAACGTTATCAAGAATCGTTAGCTGCAGTAAATGCTGAATTAGAAAATCGTAGAGGCGATCAATCTAATAAAGGATAGATATGGCATTAGTATTAGATGATAGAGTCCGCGAAACGTCGAGCACCACAGGAACAGGCACATTAAATTTAGGTGGAGCTGTTGGTGGATTTCAAACTTTTGTTGCTGGAGTAGGTGACGGCAATACAACTTATTATGCAATTGTTCATAGAACAGAAGATGAATGGGAGTTAGGTGTAGGAACAGTTACTGATGCAACAACTGATACACTTGCACGAACAACAGTAATCTCAAGTTCTAATAGTGATAGTGCTGTTGATTTTAGTGCAGGTACTAAAGATGTATTTGTAACACAACCAGCGAGTAAAGCAGTTTATGAAGACGCAGGTGCTGATGTAACACTACCTGATGATTTAATACTTGGATCTGATTCTGCAATATTAAAGTTTGGTGCTGATTCTGACACAACTTTGACTCACACAGATGGAACTGGTCTAACATTAAATTCAACTAATAAACTAACATTCCAAGACACAGGGACATACATCCACTCAAACGCTGATGGCGATTTAGATTTAGTATCTGACGGCACAGCTGTTGATTCTATTAATTTAGAATCTGCTGGAGGTATTACACTAGATGCTGGTACAGCCGGTAGCGGTATTGTCTATGAAGATGACGGCACAGAAATGGCACGTATCTATAATTCTAGTAGTGATGTAATTTTAGAAACTAAAGTATCAGATAAAGATTTTTCAATTAAAGGTAATGATGGAGGTTCTGCAATTACAGCATTATCTCTTGATATGTCAGCAGCAGGAGCAGCTACATTTAATGATAAAGTAATTGCAACTGAATTAGATATTTCTGGTGACATAGATATTGATGGGGCTGCTAATTTAGACAACACAGACATTGATGGTACACTTACTGTAGATGGTACAGCTATTGATTTTAATGCTACATCAACACTAGCTATAGACAATACTAATACAACAAACGGTATTACAATTGGTACATCTACTTCAGGTGTACCAATTTCAATTGGACACGGAACATCTGAAGTAACTATTAATGATAATCTTACAGTTACCGGAACATTAACTCTTGGTTCTAACGCAGAACTTACTGAAGCAGAATTAGAAATGTTAGATGGAATAACTGCAGGTACAGTTGCTGCAAGTAAAGCAGTTGTTGTTGATTCAAATAAAGACATAGCTAGTTTTAGAAATGTAACATTAACTGGGGAACTTGATGCAGCGACACTAGATATATCAGGCAATGCTGATATTGATGGCACAACTAATTTAGATGCAGTAGACATTGATGGTGCAGTTCAACTAGATGCAACTCTTACAGTTGGTGAAGATGATACTGGTTATGATGTTAAATTTTTTGGAGCTACAGCAAGTGCATACATGTTATGGGATGCATCTACAGATGATTTGGTTTTAGCAGGAGCTGCAGGAATTGACCTTGCTGGCGACATAGATGTAGATGGTACAGCTAATTTAGATGTAGTTGATATTGACGGAGCAGTTGATATGGCTACTACTTTAACTCTAGGTGGTAATGCTGATTTTAATGGTGACTTAGATGTAGACGGAACTACAAATTTAGACGCTGTTGATATAGATGGTAATGTACAAATAGATGGTACAGTTACTGTTGGTGTTGATGACACAGGTTATGATGTAAAATTCTTTGGTGCTACTTCTGGTAGTTTTGCTTTGTGGGATGAGTCTGCAGATTCATTATTATTAACTGATTCTACACCAATTAAAGTTGGTGATTCTCAAGACATGACTTTTTATCATGATGGGTCTAACTCTTATATTACAAATGCAACAGGTGCTTTAAAACTTGCAACTGAGACTTCAGGTATTGCAATTACAATTGGACACTCAACTTCAGAAGTTACTGTTGCCGACAACCTAACAGTAACAGGAGACTTAACCGTTAGTGGAACTACAACAACTGTAAACTCAACTACTGTTAATTTAAATGACCACAACATAGTATTAGATAGTGGTAATAGTACATCTGCTGTTATTAATGGAGCAGGTATTACTCTTGAAGGCGGCTCGGGTGATGATGCTACATTTACATATAATACGTCAGGACCTAAGTTTGAATTAAAACTTGGTTCTAGTTATGAAGATTTAAAAGTTGCTGAACTTATTGCATCTTCTTTAGATATTGATGGCACAGTTACTGTAGGAGTAGATGATACTGGTTATGATGTAAAATTCTTTGGTGCTACTTCTGGTAAATATATGGAGTGGGACGAATCTGCTGATCAGTTAGATGTTACAGGAAGTTTAGATGTAACTGGAAACACTGGTATGGTTGGCACATTAACCGTAGGTGTAGATGACACCGGACATGATGTTAAATTTTTTGGCGCAACATCTGGTGCTTATATGTTGTGGGATGAATCAACAGACGATTTAGTTTTAGCAGGAGCTGCAAAATTATATTTATATGATGCAGGTGGTGGAGAAAATATTTCTTCTGATGGTACTGATTTAACTATAGCTTCTGGCGCTAAAATTAATCTAACAGCTACTTCTGATGTAGTTGTTCCCGCAAATGTTGGAATAACGTTTGGAACAGGAGAAAAGATTGAGGGAGATAACACCGATTTAACAATTACATCTGGCGCTAAAATTAATCTAACAGCTACTTCTGATGTTGTTATTCCTGCAAATGTTGGAATTACATTTGGAACAGGAGAAAAGATAGAAGGTGATAGTACAGACCTTACTATTACATCTGGCGCTAAAATTAATCTAACAGCAACTTCTGACGTTGTTATCCCTGCAAATGTTGGCATAACATTTGGAACAGGAGAAAAGATTGAGGGAGATAATACAGATCTAACTATTACATCTGGGGCAGATATTGACTTAACTGCAACTGCTGATGTTAATGTTCCGCCTAATGTAGGAATGACTTTTGGTGATGATGGCGAAAAGATAGAAGGTGATGGCACAGATCTTACAATTGCATCTAGTGGAGTTATAAACCTTGCAGCTGGAGGAACAACTAACCAAATTAAAGTAACTGACGGGGCTATTCTACCTATTACTGATGATGACGTAGATTTAGGTAGCGCAAGTTATCAGTTTAAAAATGCGTTTTTTGATGGTACATTAGAGGCAGATGCTATAACTATAGGAGGTTCAGCTGTAACGGCTGGAGGAGCATCTACAGCTGACGCTACCGCTCTTGCAATAGCTTTAGGATAAGGAGAAAAATAAATGGCAAATACATTCAAAGTTAAAACACACACAGCAATGCCTGATACAGCTGGAACATTTTTAACGTTATACACTTGCCCAGGAAGTACAACTGCGGTTGTCATTGGTCTACGTTTAACAAATCTTGATGGTTCAACTCGAACAGCTAGTGTTCAATTAGTGTCTGATACAAGTGATACGGAAACTAATGAAACAGTTACGCTTCTTAAAGATGCACCGATTCCGGCTGGTTCGTCTATTGAGGTTTTAGGTGGTGCAAAAATAGTTCTGCAACAAACAGATGTTTTAAAAATAGATTGTGATACTGCAGATAAAATTGATGCAGTACTGTCCATAATGGAGATAGATTAAGATGGTCGCCACAATTAACACACCAGCTTTTGCGGTTACTAAATCAGCAGATCAAAGTATTTCTGATGTTACCTTAACAACAGTTACTTTTGACACAGAAGATTTTGATACAGATGCTGCTTTTGCAAGCAACAAGTTTACTGTGCCTTCTAGTAAACCAGGGGTATATTTTTTTCAATGTGAATTATATTGCGATTCAAGTAGTGACATAGGATCAATAGAATGTGAGTTTTACAAAACTCCAAGTGGAGGTTCTGCGGCTTCTGTTGCAGCCACTGAAGTTTATGTTCACAGTACTGGAAGTCCAAGAGGTTATATGGCAAGAGTATCTCATTCAGAAAAATTAGCAGCAGGAGATTCTATGGAAGTTAAAATTAATTCTGACCTTGCAAGTAGTGGCACATTAAATGTAAACCAAAGTAATGCAGCTACAGACAACAGAACGAGATTTAGTGGATTTAGGATAGCAGGAGTATGAGTTATATAGGACAACATTTACCACCTGATGCTTTTCACGGTTTTACAACTGACACTTTTACAGGTGATGGCAGTGCAACAACTTTTACATTATCAAAAGCACCTTTCTCAGAAGACAGTTTAATAGTTGTTGTAGACAACGTAATACAACAACCAACAACAAACTTTACAGTATCCGGCACAACACTAACGATAGTTGGCACAGCAATAGTGTCTGGTATTAAAGGTTATGCAATACACACAGGCGGTGCATTACCGATCGGCGAAGCATCAGGTTTATCTTCAAACATACTTACAAAACAAACAGACATTGGCGCAGCAATTGTTGACGCTGATTTATTTTTAGTTGACGATGGAGCAGGAGGCACGCTTAGAAAAGTGACTGCCTCAAGAATTAAAACATATGCTGGCACTGATCTTGACGCTGCAGTTACTATTAATGATTCAGGAGCGGCGGTAGATTTTAGAGTTGAAGGTGACACAAAACAAAATTTACTTTTTGTAGATGGTAGTGCGGACAAAGTAGGCATTAACACTAATGCCCCTGATATGTTTTTAGATATTACCGGAACTGTAGATGCTGGTGGAGGCAGTGATGAAAAACTACAACAATGGAATATTAATTCTGATAATGTAAAAGCTGAAATAGAATATTTAGATGCAAGTGCCAACAGAGGATATGCCATCGGCACAAGCTCTCAACATGATTTTTTTATACGTACTCACGACACTATTAGATTAAAAGTACATTATGGTGGTGATATAACTATAGGTAGAACTGCTGCTGATCTAACAGTTGCAGGAATTAGTTTAGAGGCTGCTGGTACAGGCGGTTTTGTAAGAGACAATGGTCCTTGTGTTATAGCCAACAGATTATCCAATGACGGTGAAATTATTAGAATTGTTCAAGACGGAACAACTGAAGGAACTATTTCAACTAGTGGTAGCACTGTTTCTTATAATGCATTTACTGGTTCTCACTGGTCAAGACTTGCTGATAACTCTAAACCAACAATTTTGCGTGGTACTATTATGGAATCATTAGATAGTATGATAGATTGGTACCAAGCTGTAAATTCTGATGGAACTGTTAAAAAAGAAATAGCTTTACCTAATGGTAAATCTGTTGGTGATGCTGTAACATTTACACATTATGGCACTGAATATACAGGTGTGTATGCTAAAGAAAATGATGTAAAACACGTTCACTCTAAAATATCAACTACAGCTGATAGCACTAGAGTTTACGGTGTATTTCATTGTTGGGGTTATGACAATATTGATGATGTAAACGACATGGAAATAGCACAAGTTGGAACATATATTATAAGAGTAAATAAAGACGTAACTGTAGCTGCTGGTGATTTACTTGTATCAAATGGTGATGGCACAGCTAAAAAACAAGATGATGATATTATAAGAAGCAAGACAGTTGCTAAAGTAAATTCAAATATAAAAGTAGAGACGTACAGTGACGGTAGTTATACCGTGCCTTGTACGTTGCATTGTTAGGAGCATAAGATGAGTCAAACAAAAGTAGGAGCACCATTTGTAGAGAACAGTAGACACTTTAGAAATTTTATAATTAATGGTGACATGGAAATATGGCAAAGAGCCACTGCTGCAACTGCAGTATCAGACGGTTCTTATTCTGCATGTGACAGATGGCATTTTCCTTTTTATGGCACAGATGGTGCGATGACAACTGAAAGAGAAACTTTGTCTGACGCTGACCAAGCCACAACAGGAATGTATTATTGTAATTTATTAACATGCACAACTGCAGATACAAGTGTTGCAGCAAACTCTATTGTTCAAATGAGACAAACAATTGAAGCTCAATTTTGTCAACCTTTTAAATACGGAACATCAGCAGCTAAAACATTAACTCTGTCTTTTTACGCAAAAGCAAATGCAAGCAAAACATATGGTGTCAGTATATGGAAGAGAGACTCAACTGCATATTATTGGTTTCAAGATATAGCTGTTACAACGTCTTGGAAAAAATTTGAAATAGTTATATCTCCAACAGCTGGTTCAACAAGTTTAATAACAGCTAGTGGTGGAGACATTGTTAATGATAACGGTGAAGGTATTGAGGTTAGTTTTGTTTTAGCAAGTGGTTCCAATTATCAAGCAACGGCCGACACATGGACAGCAAACCAAGATTTTAACACATCAAGCTTAGATAATTTTTTAAGCTCAACAGATAACACATTTAGAGTTACTGGTGTTCAACTAGAAATAGGAGACGCAGCCACAGAATTTGAACACCTACCTCATGATGTTCAGTTACAAAGATGTCAAAGATATTATCAAAGATGGCAAGCTGATCAAACTTATGACCAAATGGGAGAAGGTGCAGCTTGGAGCGATACAGCTTTTATATGGTCATATAGATTATGCCCACGAATGAGAGCACAACCTACAGCAGCAGCCACTGGGAATTTTGCTGGTGCTATGGTTGGTAATGATAGAGCTTTATCAAGTATTGCAATCAATAGAACAACAGTTGATGTATGCCAATTTACTAGTGCTATATCAGATAATAATGAACAAGGTACACCTGGTTTTTGTAGAGACAACAATGATGGTGATGCTTTTATAGAGTTTAAAGCGGAGTTATAATTATGAAAATTTTATTAGCAAAATATTATAAAGATGCAACGGGAACAGGGCAAGTGGTAGGTATTAGAGTTACTACTCCTGAAACTAGCGCAACACACATGGTTTCGGTTCCAATAGCAAATGATAATTCAGACTATCAAGAAATACTTGAATGGGCGAAAATAGACGGAAATGATATAGAGGCGGCAGACTAATGAGTTATATAGGAAGAGGTTTACAATCAGGAGCGTTTAGACAACTAGATAGTATAGCATCTAGTTTTAACGGCTCAACAACTGGTTTTACTATGCAGGTTAATTCAACCAATGTGATTATGGGTGATGTTAACCAAATACTATTATCTCTTGGTGGTGTTATCCAAAAGCCAGGCACAGACTTTACCGTATCTTCTAGCACACTAACATTCACAACGGCCCCCGCTGCAAACACAAGTTTCTTTGCCATACTACTAGGTTCAGATAATGGCGGAACAACGACACCGACTGACTTGTCTGTTACTACAGCTAAGATTGTTGATGCTAATGTTACTACAGCTAAAATAACAGATGCTAATATTACAAAAGCAAAACTTGCAGATAGCATAGATGTTTTTGCAGGGACAGCATTAAGTGCTGCTGATTTAGGTGTCGGTATACATATAAAAACTGCTGATAGTTCCGCAGCAACCCACACTTCTGTTGATGAATTGGTTTTAGAAAATAATGGTCATTGTGGAATAAGTATTTTATCAGCTACAGACGCAACTGGTAATATATATTTTAACGATAGTGGAGGAATAGCAAGAGGATATTTTGAATATAACCATGACGGTGATGCACTTAGTATTGGTACATCTGGCTCAACTCAAATGACTATTGCTAGTACTGGTAGAGTTACAATAGGTGGTACAAGTACATCTGGTGATACTTTATTTAATCTTTATTCAGTTAGTCATGCACAAAATGCTATGGCTCACGTTAACTCATCTGATACTGGCACTATACATAATTTAAGATGTATAAACGCAAGTGGAACTCTTGTGGGTGGGATAACTAATGATGGTAGCTCTACTGCCTTTAATACCTCATCAGATTATAGATTGAAAGAAAATGTTGAAACAGATTGGAATGCAACAACGAGACTAAAACAACTCAAGCCATCAAGATTTAATTTTATAGCTGACGCAGACACAACATTAGATGGATTTTTAGCACACGAAGTATCAAGCATAGTGCCTGAAGCAATTAATGGTGATAAAGACGCAACTGAAACTAAAACAAATGTTGTTATAAATGCTGATGGCCACTTAATAGATGAAGGAATTACAGAAGCTAAATGGACTGCAGGTAAAGTTGAAGATGAAGAAGGATATACAAAATACCCAACTGATTCAACTTGGGTAGCTAGTAAAGTTATTCCTGTGTATCAGGGTATAGACCAATCTAAACTTGTACCATTGATGGTGAAAACCATACAAGAACTAGAAGCAAGAATTAAAACATTGGAGGACGCGTAATGTTAGGAAAGGAAGAACCATGGACGAAAAAACAACCCAATACGTTAACAATTTAATTAGATTGTTAACGCAGCAAAGAAACGAAGCAATGGACTTAAATGCGAAGTTGCAGGTCGAGCTTGCTATGGCTAAAGCTGAATTAGCAGAAGCTACTAAAAAGGACGAAGAAACAAAAGAGGATAAATAATGGCAACAGAACTCTGGTCACCAGTATACATTTTAGAGGCGATCAGTACTGACGTTGCCGGAACTTTTGAAACTTCTGGTTTCGGAATGGTGGCTTTTGGTGTATCATCGTTTGGTGGCACACCTGACGTCGGCCGTGAATTTTGGTCCGCTATTAGTACATCTAGTACAACTGAATCATGGTCAGCTATCAGCGCCACAGGGACAGGCGAATCGTGGTCTGAGGTAAGTACCGCATAGGAGATTTTTATGGCAATAACACAAGCAATATGTAATTCATTTAAAGAAGAGCTACTCGAGGGTACGCATGATCTTGACGGTCATACATTAAAGTTGGCTCTTTATACATCGAGTGCAACACTTGGAGCAACAACAACTGCTTATTCAACAACTAATGAATCAAGTGGTACAAACTACACGGCAGGTGGAGCAACGTTATCAAGTGTAACGGTCGCTTCTTCAGGGTCAACGGCCTACGTTGATTTTGCCGATGTATCTTTTTCAAGTGCAACTATTAGTGATGCAGCCGGTGCATTAATTTATAATTCATCAGCGAGCAACAAAGCTATTGCAGTCATTGATTTTGGTGCAAAAAAGTCAGTAACAAGTGGAACACTAACAATATCATTACCGGCAGCAGCAGCATCAACAGCTATTATAAGGATTAGTTAAATGCCTTTAACTAAAATGAACATACAGCCTGGGGTGTTTAAGGACGATACAGTTTACTCGCAAGAAGGTAAATGGGTAGATTCTGAAAAAATACGTTTTATGAAAGGTCGACCTGAAAAAATTGGTGGTTGGGCAAAACTAGATTCAGACAATATTGCAAGTGGTGTGGTTAGAGCATTGCTTCCTTTTCGCGGACAAGTAGCAAATAACAAAAGATATATAGGCATTGGCACACATAGTCATTTTTATTTGTATGACGATGGTGCGGGTAGTTACATAGACATTACTCCTGGATCAAATTATACAGCCGGCGCACAACATACAACGGTCAGTTCAGGTGTGTATACGTTTGCTGGTATATGGACATTAGATACGTTTGGTGAAGATTTAATTGGAGTTAATAAAATAGGTGGCAAGTTATATAAACTTGATTTAAGTGCATATCAAGGTGATGCATCGACTAACGCAGCAGTGGTTAGTAATGCACCGTCATCGGTCAACGGTGTGGTGGTCAATCAATCATCAAGGCAAGTTGTATGTTATGGAGCACACGATGGCACATCTAATGCACCCATGCGAGTAGCTTTTTCTGATATAGAAGACATAACAGATTGGACACCAACGTTAGATAACTTTGCTGGAGCAATTGAACTACAAGGTGGTAATTTATTACTTGGAGGTATTAGAACCAAAGGACAAATTGTTCTTTTCTCTGACACTACTGCTTTTTCTATGACGTTTGTTGGTCAACCTGACGTGTTCCAATTTCAAACACTAGCTGAAAACGCTGGTATTGTTGGACCAAAAGCATGTGTCGAACATAACGGAACAGTATATTGGATGGGTAATGATGGTTTTTATGCATACAATGGACAAGTACAACACATACCTTGTCCAGTTGAACGTCATGTATTTGATAATTTAACTAAACAACAAAAATTAAAATGTTTTGCAGGATTAAATGCAAAGTTTAATGAAGTGTGGTGGTATTATCCAACAGGAGATACTGATGCGTCAGATGACATTACTAACTATGTTATATTTAACTATGTAGAACAGTTATGGTCTGTTGGTACATTGGTAAGAGGGGCATGGGCACCAGAAGGTATTTACGATAATCCGCTTGCAAGTTCTGTGGCTGCATCAACATCTTATATATACAAACACGAATCAGGAACGGACGATGAAAGTTCTGCAATTACATGTTCAGTTACATCAGGTGACATTGAGATAGATACTGACGGCAATCAGATAATGTACGTACGTGATTTTATTCCAGACTTTAAAGACCAAGCAGAAGATGTAACTGTAACTTTAAAATTTAGAGATCATCCAAACGGAACACAACGAACAGAAGAAACTATTACATCAGCTACGTCTACAACACATGCAAGCCTGCGCGCACGTGGGCGTCAAGTATCGTTAGTTGTATCTAGTGCGGCTACAAGTTCGCATTGGAGATTAGGTGATTTAAGATTTAATATGCAACCAGATGGAGAACGCAACACATGATTACTGAAGAAAAAAAATGTTTTAAGTGTGGTAAAAAAATTAGAAATAATAGTGACACTTGTGAACCGCTTGAGTGTTTTAATATTACAATAAATTTTAAAAACAAAGAATAAATATGTCTGGAAATAGATTTAATAGATTACCTGTATCAAATGCAACAGAACTTATACAATTAAAAAATGATTTAAATATTTTGTCAGGAGCATTAGAAAGAGAATTTTTAAAAGCAGATAGAGTAATAACTGAAGACGATATGCTTGACTCTACTGCTCAACTTACTTGGTTTTTTGAATAATGGCACAACAATTTAAAAATAAAATTTTTACAATAGATACAACGGGAAGTAATGTAGACGCTATAACTTGCCCTGCTGGAAAAACAATTGTTATAAGAAACATATTAATATTTAATGGTAATGCAGCTACAGCGACGCAAAGTTTATTTTTTATTGATAATTCGCAAAGTTCTTCTACAGCAAATTTGTTTGGTGATACTTATACAATTTCTGCAGGCGGAAACACTGCTTTTACTTATAGATGGGTGCTTGAAGAAAACGATAAAATACAAATTCAAACTAATAAAAATGCTCAAAGATTTTCAATTCATTATGTTGAAATAGATAAATCTGCAGGCACACAATATAAAATGACGTCAGTAAGAAGCACGACAGAAGACTCGTACGTTTTGTTATTAACTGTTTCTACAGGACATACTATGATAGTGAAGAATATAGCATTAAAAAATTTATCAGGAAGTGACGCAACAGCTAGTTTACGTTTAGTAGAAGCCACTACAAATACATATGTTCCCATAACAGAGGGAACACTTGAAGACGATACCGTTTCTGGAGACAGTGAATTTGATTATTTTATAAGCACAAACACTATAGTATTAGAAGCAGGAGATTCTTTACAGTTTCAACTATCAGAGCAACCTTGGACGTCAACTGTGCATTATATGGAAATACCTGTTCCACAAATTAGAGGACAATAATGATTGAAAATAACGCAAAATACGATAGATTGGAGAAATCATGGGCATAGGAAGTAGTTTAAAAAAATTTGTTAAAAAGGTTATACCAAAGGAGGTTTCAAAAGCGGCCCCTATTGTAGGTGTATTTAACCCAGCACTTGGTGCTGCGTTAGGTGTCGCAGGAGGACTTAGAGAAGGTAATCTTGGCAAAGCAGCTCTTGGTGGATTAGGTGCGTACGGTATTGGGCGATTTGCTCAAGGCATGGGTGCACCATTAATTGGTCAAAATATGTCTGCAGGACTCGGAAGTTTGTTAAAAGGCATACCAGGTATCTCTCAACTTGCAGCTTCTCCGTTTGGACAAGGTGTTGGTTCTATCTTTGATAAAGTTGAAGGCTATGGAGGAGGATTTAAATCTTTCCTTGGTGGCGGTGGCGGTGGCGGTGCACAACAAGCAGGAAGTTTTTCAAGTTCTTATAGTCCAACTCAAACAAATTATCTTGATGCAGCAAGTGATGCTGCAACTGGTAAGTTTTCTGGAATGCCTTCTTCTAAATATTCAGATATAGCAATGGATGCTGCAACCGGTAAATTTTCAGGTTTTCCAGGAGCTGACACAGATGAAGGTAACTTATTTGGCAACATAGTTGATCAATATAACGTTGCAACTGAAGGTGAGGGAACTAAAAGTGGTTTTATGGATTTTGTAACAAATATGTTTAATGAAAGAAATCTTCCGTTAACAGCTGGTATTCTTGGTGGTCTTGCACAGATGTTTGAGAACAAACAAAACGAAGGAGCAGGTGATGTAACTTTGGGAGAAGGTTTAGATTACTATACTGATGGTCGCGGAGTTTTAACAGGATTAGCTAACGGTGGCCGTATAGGGTTTGCAGATGGTGATGAGGTAAGAGACGCTGAGTATGAAGGATGGAAACAAATGTACGAAAAAAATCCAGAGGTAGCAATGATGATGCATGGTAATTCTGCAGAATATCTTGAAAAATATAATAAGGAAATGGAATTGAATAGTAAAGCTAAAGGTGGTATTATAGGGCTCGCAAACGGTGGAGAGCCAACGATGGAAATGGATTATCGTGGTGGTGGTTTTATACCGGTAGGCGCTAAAGAACGGGCAGACGATGTGCCTGCAAGATTATCTAAAAACGAATTTGTTATGACGGCTGACGCAGTGCGCGCAGCTGGTGGTGGCAGCATAGAAAAAGGATCACAAAGAATGTATGATCTTATGAACAGTTTGGAGGCGCGAGCATAATGGCAACTTTAGAAGAACTAGCCCAACAGAAATACGCATCTACAATTTTACCAACTTATGAAAAATTAATTCAACCTGGTGTTACTCCGTCTGGTGCACAACTTGCTCCGGGATTTACTGCGGAACAAACTCAAGCACAAGGCGTACTTCAAGGTGGTCTTGAAGCTTACTTACCATTTTTAACGCAAGCAGGACAAACAGCAACAACTGCGATGCAGTCAACAGGTCCTGGTGCTATTCAACAATATATGAATCCGTATATACAACAAGTTGCGGATACAACAATGACTGATCTTAATCGTCAATTTGGTGCGCAGCGAGCACAACAGCAGCAGCAGCAAATTCAATCTGGTGGTTTTGCTGGGTCAGCAACACGTGGCGCGGTAATGGATGCAGAACTTGCACGAGCTCAAGGTGACGCTACTGCTAAAGCAATGTCTGGATTATATGCTGGTGGTTTTGACACGGCATCTCAACTTGCGCAACAAGCAGCCGGAACACAAGCAGGTATTGCAGGTGGTTTAGGAAGTCTTGGCCAAATGGCTCAGTCGGGTGCGTTCGGTGACGTTAATCAGTTGTTCAAAATGGGTGAAGCACAAAGACAAATACAAGGAGCGCAAGCATTGGCTGGGTATCAAACTCCGTTCTACGGACTTGGACAGTACGCTGGAGCATTAAGAGGCACACCTAACGTTGGTACACAGTATCAAAATCCAAACCCAATACTTACAGGATTACAATTTGGTTTAGGCGCTGCCGGAATGGGCGGTTAAAATGAGCAACGTTTTAAAGAGAAAAATGTTTAGTGCGCCAATGCACAATCATAAAAGCACAGGTATCGCTAGTGGCTTGGAATACAGACCAGGGTACAGGGTCGGCGGCCGAGTTGGATATAAAGACGGAACAGATCCTTTAGATTTTGAATATTTGCCTGACTATAACCCTGAATTAGATATGAGTATTCCTCTTGAACTACAAGACGACGTACAAAACAAATTAGATTTATACAACAAACTTACAGAAGGAAGAGGAAAAGCTGCTGAAGAAAGTGTAGGATATAGCACTATATTTCCTAAACTAAAAGGTGACCCTAAAGGGTATGGTATTGAAGGTATTGATTTTGGTGGTTTAGGGATTGGTGGAGATGAGCTTTATGGTAAACCAGGCGGTACTGAAGATGTTTACCCAGGTCCTAAAGAAGTACAAATAAGCCCAGAACTAAAAAGATTTTTAGATTCAATGAGTGAAGACCCTAGTCAAAAAGGTACACCTGTTCTTGATAAAATGAAAGAAGGCATAGATGCTGACATAAAAAAATATTATGAAGATAAAGAAACAAATTTAAGTGAACAAAGAGCTCAAGATCCCGGACCTGAAGGACGACCAAGTGATTTTTACGGTGAACAAGGATCAGATGGAGAATTAAACATTATAAATGAAAATAGTATTGACGGAGTAATAGGAGATATATTTAAATCGACTAAGGCACAAGATGAGAGTAGAGCAGAACTTGATGCAATGTTAAAAGGATTACGTGAATCTCAAGACGCTGAAATAAAACAATTAAGAGAAAAACAAAGCCAAGATAAAAATAAATTAGCTATACTAAATATGGTTGCTGCTGCTAACGATCCTAATTTACAAGTAGGACAATCAAGAGTTGCTGCGGCTGCTGGTTCATTAACAGAGTCTGCTAGAGATAAAGCTGCGTTTAGAGACGATATTGCACAAAAAGATTTAGAGTTAAAACACGCACGTGAAGAAGGTGATTTAACAATGCAATACCAAAGAGCTGAAAAAGACATAGCGTTTCAACAAGGTTTAGAAACTATGGAATATGAAAAAATGCTTGCTAAAAAATATGGAACTAATACCGCAACAATAAAAAATATAACTTTCTTAACAAACAATAGAAAATTATTAGGTTTAGAAGACGACGCAGATTTTCAAGAAGCTTTATTAAAATACATTGGCGCAAATAATGTAATGACAGATACAGATTTAAGTCAATTCTTGTTAGAACAAGGAACAATTGATCCTAATGGGGTTAGAGAAATGCTTGGCGGTGAACCAAGATTTGAAGACGATGAAGAAACCCCAACACCAATTACTGCAGAAGAAATAAGTCAATTATTAGAAATGAGAGATTTAATGCAGATACCTTTTAAAGATGGAGGACGAGTTGGTTATCAAGAAGGTGGTGACGTTGAATCAATGAACAACGATGTACCAATGGTGATGACTTACGATCAATTAAGAGCAAAACTTCCTGACTTTATTACTGATGATATTGTAAAATTAATTGCTTACAGTCCACCGGCATTTAAAGATTTTGCAAGCATTGAAACGCAACAAGATGTGGAGGAATTTAACGACAAATACGATGTAAACTTGGTATTACCGAACATGGATCAAATTGACTATGCAATGCCAAGCGACAATGTAGATGATACATCTACAGGACAAGTACCCGTGCCACCTGCTGTCGCGGCAAATCCACAAATGCCCATGCAGACTGGTACGGGGCAGTTGACGCCGACAGAAACAGCTCTACTAGACCCAACAGAGCAAGCTATAAGAATGAGAAATCGGTAATGACTTATGGCTCAAAAAAAAGATAATTACTTTTACGGAGACACAGGCACTCAAGGACTTCCATTTTACGAACAAATAGGATTAGGAGTAGCGTCTGGTGTACTTAAAATTGGTGAAGGTATTGCAGAACTTGGCGCTGGTTTTATTGACTATGCCGCAGACACAGATTTTCTAGAATATTTAGAAGAGAACTATCCTAAAATAAATGTAGACGACGGTCTTGGAAAAATGATTGAACTTATAGTTCAATATGGTGTTCCATATAGTGCTGCAGTTAAAATTGCTGGTAAGGTATCAAAAGTAAAAGACCTTGGTAAAGCAGCAAAGGCAGGCGGTGTATCGGGCGCTGCTGCAAAAGTTGGTTACTATGGTTTACCTGCTGCAGTTAGTGAGCCACTCGTATCTACATCAAGAGATGTAACATTAGGTCAAGCATTTGGATTGTATTCAGATGAAATGATGGAACGTTTAGATCCTACACAATACGAAGGTAAAAGCAGAGCTGCTGCACAATTACAACAAAAATTATTATTTGGTTTAGAGGGTGGTCCTCTTGTCGGCGGTATAACAACAGCGCTTGGCCCAGTTATTAGAGGAGCTGCAAAGTACGGAGCTAAAGCCGCAGGGCCAGTTGTTAGGGGAACTGGAGATTATGTTCTTAATCCATTGGCAAAAACTTTAGCTAGTGAAAAAACAGGTATTCCACAAAGTATAAGAGCATTAGAAAGAGGAAGAGTTGCGGCTGGTGAAAAGTTGGGTATTCCTAAATACGAAGACTGGCGTTTATATCATACTAATTCTACAAAAATGAAACAAAGAGTCTTTAAAAGATTTGATAACATGCTCGCTGCTCTTAGAACTTCTGGAGATACACCTGTTGCTGTTAGACCTATAAAAGAAGCTGGAGAAGGTTACATTGAGTCGCAAAGAAAAACAGCAGATGTATTTTTAAATGACATTGAAAAATCTGCACATAAATTAGCTGAGTCTTTAGGAACAACTGGAAAACAAAATACCAAAGTATTTACTAATAATTTAATGGAAGACATAGGTAAGTTTATTACTGGCGACAAAACCATAAGTAGTATTAAACATTTTGAAAGAGGTCCAATAAGAGATGGGGTTAAAGGTCTTAAAAAACAATTTGATCAAATAAAAAATCATCTTAAAGGTGTATTAGATGAAGACGAATTAAACTCATTGTTTAGAGGCGATATTAACAGATATTTAAACAGAACATTTCAAATAGCGACAAACTCTAAGTACAGGCCCTCAGCAGATGACATTACTAAAGTGTCTGCTTTGTTTATGAGAATGATGAGAAAAATGCCAGAACACGCTGGTAAAAGCAGAGAAGAGCTAAAGGCAATGGCTAAAACACAAGTTGAAGATTTAATTGATCTTGGGATGGCAGAGGGTAAGTCAACGGAAACTATAATCAAAGACGCAGCAAACTTTATTTCTGCAGAAGTAGGAAGTGTAAAAGGATTTTTAAAACCAGGAGAAGAACTACCAAAAGTTGTAAGACGTTTAATGGGTGAAACTAAAGATGCTAAATCACAGTTGTTAGATACTGTTGGTGATATGGCAACGGTTATTGGTAAGACAGACGTGTTTGATAACATGGCTCGTATTGGAGATGATGCAGGATGGTTAGTAACAGCAGATACTGCAACTGAAGCCAGTCGTCTTTTTGCTGCTAAGACGGGTGTAAGAAGAGGAGGTCTTGTTCAAATTAAAACAGGTGACGGCATGAATTCTTTAATGGCTAAAAATTTAATTGGTAAATGGACTACACCAGAAATTGCTGCAGCCCTTAAAGGAGAAACTTTATGGTCAGACTTCCTACTTAAAAACTCAGTATACAAAGCATTCTTAACATTCAAAGGAGCGTCACAATTATCTAAAACTGTGCTTAGTCCAACTACACAAATCAGAAACGTTGAATCAGCTGCAATGTTTGCAATGGCCAACGGTCATTTTGGTAAGGGCGCAAGTTTAAGTGATTCGATGAAAATTATATTTAGAGATATATTTGGTCCTGACGGTGCAATGAACAGCACAAAGTTAGCTGAAAAATCGGCTGAATATAGAAGACTAGGTGTTACTAATTCTAACATTATAGTTAGAGAAGTTGCTGCGCAAGCGGACGACTTACTACGGTCAGTTGAAAAAGGTAAGAAACTTGGTTACACAGAAACTATGTTAAAAAGTTTACAAGATCAATCTATAATGAGAAACATGACAAAAGTCTATCAATCTGGGGATGACTTGTGGAAAATATATGGATATGAATTTGAAAAATCTAAAATGCTTAATGTTATTAAAAACGGTACACATATAGATGATGCTGAAAAATATTTTAGAGAAGTGTTTGGTAGAAAATTTGATAGATATTTACCTGACGGCAAAACAATTAAAAGCCGTGGAGAAGCAATTAGAGAAATAGCTGCTGAAACAATTAAGAATACTTACCCTAACTATAACTACGTGCCTAGTTTAGTTAAGAATTTAAGAAGAATGCCTCTTGGAAACTTTATTTCGTTTCCAGCAGAAATGTATAGAACCAGTTTTAACTTAATGAAGTTTGGTTTTAGAGAGATGAGATCAAGTGATCCGTTCGTAAGACAGTCGGGTGCAAGGAAGTTGATAGGATTTTCGTCTGCTATTGCTGCGGGTAAAGTTGCACAAGAAACAGCAAAAGAATTAGTAGGCGTTACTGATGAACAATTAAATGCAATAAGAGAATCTTTTGTTGCGCCGTGGAATAAATCAGGACCGCTTGTGCCTATATCTAAAGAAGTAAAAGGCGACAAGGTTGTTTATAAATTTGTAAACTTTGCATACCAAAGTCCGTATGATGTTGTTACTGCGCCATATTATGCGGCTATGACACAATTTAATAAAGCAAGACTAGAAGAAAAAGATTTAGATGCTGCAATGTTTAATGCGTTTTTTGGTTCAGGAAGAGATCCAGGTGCTTTTACTGCTTTGGTGGAACCATTTATTAGTGAAGCAATTCTTACTGAAAAATTAATGGACTTAACAGCACGAGGCGGCAAAACAAGAAGTGGTAGAAAAATATTTAGTTCAGAAGATTCTGTTGGAGATAGAGTAGTTTTAGGAATGACTCACGTTTTAAATGGTTTAAATCCTGGTGCTCTTACACAGGTAACAAACTTTGCTCGTGGTGTTGCGGGCGAACAGACTAAATATGCTAAACAGATGAACGCTTCTGACGAAGCTCTTGCATTATTTGCGGGCATAAGAGTTAATGAAGCTAACATTGACCAATCATTAAGGTATCAAGTAAACGGATATCTATCTGATCAACGAGAAGCTAAAAGATTGTTAACTAGTAAAATGAGTTTAACTAATGTTAACCCAGAAACAGTATACAGAGAATACGAAAAAATGCTTGCTAACAAATATGAAAACTTTGCAGAAATTAGAAAAGCTTTTGCCGATGCAGAAAAACTTGGTTATGGTAAACAGTACATTATTAGACAGCTTAAAAAAAGAAAAGTCAGTAAAAAAGATTTAGCTGTTATATTTTCAGGTCAGTTCATTGCAGATGATTATACAAAAATAATTAAAGACTCTAGGCTACTTAGAACATTAAAAGAAAGAGGAATATCTCCTTTAGAATTTTTAGATATTAATAGACTAAGAGAAATATATATGCAATATAATGGAAGACGATTCGCAGGGGAATTTTAATGACAGATGAAGATACAAAGTATGCGTTAGAAGCGCACTTAAAAGAGTGTCAGCTACGGTATGAAATGTTTGAAGAGAAGCTGGACAATGTTCAAGAGCAGCAAGAACGAATTAACAAGCATACATTCGAACTGCGTCAAATGATGACATGGTTCATGGGTGCTGCAGCGTCGTTTGCTGCTATCTCTATCCTTCTTGGAATAATTTATTTAATTGTAGAGATTGTCTAGATCCAACCTTTTAAATCTTCACCTAGTATTTCATTAGCAACATTAACTTTATTACGTAAAGCTTTTACTATCTTCTCATCAACTGTATTTTCACATATCAAATCAATGTAAGTAACTTTATTTGTCTGACCAATTCTATGTGCTCGATCTTCTGATTGTAGTCTTTTTTCTAGATCATAGTTGTTAGAGTAGTATACTACCGTACTAGCAGCAGTTAACGTAATTCCATACCCTCCGGTTTGCGGGTTTCCAACGAAATAGCGCGCAGGGCCGTTTTTCTCTTGAAATAGAGCAATTTGCTTCTGGCGGATCCTTTGGTCCACTGCACCGTGATATTCGACTGTAGAGGCCTCTCCGTGCGTTTTTTTTAAAGTTTTGACTATATTTTTTATGTCTTCTACGTAGTTTGCCCAGATAATAACTTTGCCTTCAGTTTCTTCTAACAATGACATTAATTCGTCAAGTCGATTGTTTTTTAGATGAGTAATCGTGCCATCGTCTGTTTTTAAATGGCCGCAAGTAATTTGATGCAAACGTAAAAGTTGTGTCAAAACATTCATCGTCGAACAAACTTTACCATTAAGTTCTGCAAGAGCAATTTGTCTCATACTATTGTATGCTGACTGTTGCTCTTTAGTTAACTCAATAGTTCTTTTCTCAAATACTTTGTCAGGTAAATCTAAACAATCTTCTTTTAAAATTCTATAAGAGAACTGACTGACCTTATCAGACAACTCGCCAAGATTCCGATAACT